GACGAGCTTAAGGTAGGTGGTGGTGCAACTGGTGTCTCTGATTCCGGTCCAGGCCCAACAGGTGGTACAGCTACTCTTCCAGCTTCCAAGAAGCAGGGTGACCTTGCAATGCCAAAACTGCAAGATCCAAACAACCCGGGTGAAGAAGATACCGACACTGAAAACAACGTAAAGCCAACAGGTGATATGTCTGCAAAGAATCGCGCATCAGTCGCTATGAAGAAGTCCGCTGCTTCAGGTTCCGTTAAGGAAGAAGTTGTCGAGCTGTTCAAGGGAACTGAAATCAGCGAAGAGCTTGTAGCTGCATTTGCTGGTCTATTCGAATCAACAGTTGAAAAGCGCGTACTCACCATCGCTGAAGATCTCGAAATACAATACAACACCGCGCTCGAGGAAGGCTACGAAGAAGCTATTTCCACAATCGCTGAAGCTGTCGATACTTTCATGGATATGACAGCAGAAAAATTCGTGGCCGAAAACAAGATGGAAATTGTTTCTGGTCTGCGTGCTGAACTCGTAGAAAGCTTCATGGGTGGCCTTTACCAGCTGTTCAATGAGCACTATGTAAACATTCCAGAGGGAGCTGACGATATCGTCGAAGGTCTGACAACTCGTGTTGCAGAGCTCGAAGATCAACTGAACTCTTCTCTGAATGAAACTGCTGAACTTCGTAAGACTGCAGGAGAGGCAACCCGTAAGGAAGCCTTTGCTACTGTCGCAGAAGGTCTGACAGTTACCCAGCAAGAAAAGTTCGCTACTCTTGCTGAAAGCGTGGAGTTTGATGGTGATGTTGAGTCCTACGTGACACGACTGAATACCGTCAAGTCTACTTTCTTTGCTGGTGAAAAGAAGACCACTTCCCTGAACGAGTCAGCTTCTGCTGACGCGCCAGGTAAGACTTCTGCAGCAGTTAGCTCGGCAATGGAATCATATGTTGCCGCTCTTAATAGTCTCAAAAAGTAACGTTTCATAAATAGTTTCGAAACCTTGAAACATAAGGACATTTGAAAGGAAAACAAAAATGCGTAAGTACGATGTACAGCAGCTTATTGAAAAGTGGAGCCCAGTCCTGGATCACGAAAATGCTCCAGCTCTGTCTACCTCTGCCAAGAAGCGCGACATGGCCATTATTCTCGAGAATAGTGAGCAAGAACTCTCAGTGCAGGGTAATATCTCGGGCGGTCAAATGCTCCTGGGTGAAGCTGCACCTGTCAACAACATCAGCGGTGGTGAAGTCAAGACTTTTGACCCAGTCCTGATCAGCATGATGCGTCGTGCAATGCCTAACCTCATTGCTTATGACGTTTGTGGTGTTCAGCCTATGACCGGTCCAACAGGCCTGATCTTCGCAATGCGTTCGCGCTACACCAACCAAACTGGTGCTGAAGCCTTCTACAACGAAGCTAACACAGGTTACTCAACTGTTGTAGCTGGTACGAACACAGTTGGTCAACAGCAAGTTGGTACGCTGCCTGGTAACACCTCGGTAACGGCTAACCTGGCTGGCACAAACACATACAACTTCGGTTCTGGTATGTCTCTGGCTCAGGCTGAAGCACTGGGTACATCTGGTAACGTTGCGTTCCCAGAAATGTCATTCAGCATCGAGAAGGTTAGCGTAACTGCTAAGACTCGTGCCCTGAAGGCTGAGTACACAATGGAACTGGCACAGGACCTGAAGGCTATCCATGGTATGGATGCTGAAACAGAACTGTCCAACATTCTGTCCTCAGAAATCATGGCTGAAATCAACCGTGAAGTTGTTCGTACGATCTACGTAACAGCTAAGACTGGTTCGCTGACAACAGCTACGCCTGGTGTATTCGACCTTGACGTCGATGCTAACGGTCGTTGGTCTGTTGAAAAGTTCAAGGGTATGCTTTTCCACATCGAGCGCGAAGCCAACGCTATCGCAAAAGAAACTCGTCGTGGTAAGGGTAACATCATCATGTGCTCGAGCGACGTTGCGTCCGCTCTGCAGATGGCCGGTGTTCTCGACTACACCCCTGCTCTGAACAGCAACAACAACCTGTCGGTTGATGACACAGGCAATACATTCGCTGGTGTACTGAACGGTCGTTACCGTGTATACATCGACCCATATGCTCTCGGTGGAAACTTCTTCATCGTCGGCTACAAGGGTGCAAATGCATTCGACGCTGGTCTGTTCTACTGCCCATACGTTCCTCTGCAGATGGTCCGCGCTGTTGATCAAAACAGCTTCCAGCCAAAGATCGGCTTCAAGACTCGTTACGGCATGGTTGCAAACCCATTCGCCGAAGGTCTGAACCCAGGTCTTGGTGCTCTGACACAAGATAGCAACGTCTACTACCGTCGTTCTATCGTTACAAACCTCCTGTAATAAGAGCAAAAACGATACCATAACAATAATAATCGGGAC